CGTATCAGGTGCATCAACTTTTATAACTTTATGAGTACCATCAACAATAATTGTCTGTTTATAAGTATCGCCATACTTTCCGCTTTCAATCCAATCATCTTCTTGAACTTCAATACGTCTTGCTATTTTTGCACTAAGTTGATTGCCAGTATCATCAGAAGATAGCATTTCTTCTTGTGATAAAGAAGATTCTATTTCGCTTTGTCCACCAATGCTTTCAGTTCTTCCTGTATCATCAGTTGTCCCATTTCCGTTCTCAACTCGTTCTCTTGGCGCAAGAGTTCCATTGCTTCCTTGCTGCCCTCGTTGGCCTGTTGCAGTATCGCCAACCAATACATTGCTTCGTTGTTGTCCATTGTAATCTAAATTTAATGCTTCTTTAATAGCCTGTACGAGCGTCCGAGGGGTATTGTCCGGTTGTTCGAACAGAGTTTCTTCCTGTGTACCTTGTATAAGGTCATAAATCTTGCCAAATGTATTTTGAATGAAGCTTTGGCTTTCACCTTTATACATTGCGGCCAAATGCAGGACAAAGTTACTGAAATTATCAGCAGGGAGATAACTTTCCCCAGTGACATCATCCATTTGATACTGGCGTTTCCAACTTTCTACGGCAGTACGTGCTTCCTTGAAGTTCTTTGCCTCTGCAAACATTTTATCTTGGGACAAAGCATAGTAAGCACGAACGGAATTCTGTATCTCATCTACCATTCGTTCACTGTTCGGATTATCATAATCACGAAAAGCAGTGGCAAGAATAGCTTTTTGTGCTTTTACCGGTAATACGTTGAACATTTCCTCCAACCGTGTACTACCGTCCTTGAAAATGCTTTGATACATGATACCACGCAAATCATTCTTGGATTCGGGAGTCAAGTTACCCTTGCTGTCAAACGCACTCTTGTATTGTGTGGGGGTAATGAAACCTCTTTGGCTCATCCATTTCAAAACATTTGCACCATTGGAATCCACAAGTCCGGCAAATGACATTTCATCATCCGAAGTCCTAAGCAGCAAGTTGGCAAACGAACGCATTTCGGCTCCCATGCGCTGCAAGGCGTTTTTAGGTTTGATGCGTTCAACACCTCCACTTTCTGTGTCCTGTGCCACATACTGGCCAAGACGGATAGCCTCTGCATCGTCCACATCAACCATGTTCACGAGGACAGGATGCTCCATAGCCTCAATGTCTTCTGCTTGTAATCCCAATTCTTCCGCATGGTCTTTCAGATACTGCTTGTAAAGAGCCGCCTGTTCCGGATGGTTCTCCCACATGATACGAAGTGCGTCACTTCGGTTATTGCCCTGTATGGCTTCGCCCCGTGCGTTCACGGTAGGTGCGCCTGTATAGGCGGTAACAGAAGATGTGATTTCTTCGGGGCGTATGTTTCCGGCAATCTTTTGTGCAGACAATACACTTGCCTCGTCATTCCGTTCTTTTGGCTGCGCTTCATCAATAAAGTGCAGAGGGTTGCGCACGCCTTGAATATGGCTCGGTTGCAACAAGTTTGCATCAATCACGGCTACACGACCACCTACAATGGCATCATCACTGAATTTTACGGATACCTCCTTTCCCTGCAATGCCTGTACAGGCTCTTGTCTGTCTATCTTATGACCGTTCATGCGTCTGTAACCTCTTGCCCGTGCATCCTGCGGCTTGTCGTCCACCATGTCCGGCACTCCGTTCAGGGCTTCACGCTCGATTCGTTCCGCTTCCTCACGTTCGGCACGTAACTTTTCTTCTTCTGCCTTTCGCAATGCGGCTGCTTCATCGGCAATACGTCTGCGTTCATCATCCGCTTCCATTTTTCTGCGTTTGGCGGTACCGGCTATCTTCTGCCAAACGAGCAATTCCTGTTTGGCTGCATCAATCGCCGCTTTGCGTTCTTTCTCGGAAGCAATCTTTTCGGCAATGGAGTTGCCACCTTTCGATTTGGCTTTCTCCAACTTCTTCAAGGCTTCTTCCTTGTCGGCAACCATTCCATCGGCTACGGTCTGTGCCATATCCTCATCACCCTCAGTCTGCTCCACAATGGCATCCCAAGCTGTGTCGCTGTCGGCCTGCTCATATAGTGGATTTCCCTGCTCATCCTTTGGTATTCTCTGCATGGCAGGAATATTTTGAGGGGCATTGTTATCATTTTCGGGAATATTTTCCGCACCATTGTTGCTCTCATTCTCGGCAGGGCGTTCAAACGCTACTCCGTTATGCTCCAACAACATATTGTCAAGTTCATCACGGGTAAACAGGTTCACACGCTTGCCGTTGATAGGGGCTTCGGTAAATACCTCATACTTACCGTCCGCATCAACATCTGCTGTGATATTGCCACGGACGGTAACGCCGTTCTCATCAGTAAGCGAAACAATGTCATTGAGGGCGTATTGTGGCCTTTCAGCCTCTTGCATCTCCTGTTTCCATTCGGCATTCTCAATGGTTCTCTGCTGCTCGAACTGCGCCACACGTGCCAAATTTGCCGCATCAGCCTGTTGCTGTATGGTTTCTTTTGCCAACGGGAAGATATTCACGCCGTCCGATACGTTAACTGTGCCGTCCCCATTATCCACAATACCGTCCTCGTTGGCTATAACCTGTACTTGCATCTGTGAACCATCCTGTCCGGTAATAGTATAGGCATCACCCGAATTGAATGTAACCTTACCGTCTATCTTATCAGCCGCTTCACGTGCGAACTGCTCCACAATGGCTTGTTCTGCCAATTCTTTTTGCTCGTTAGGGTCTTGCGATTCATCAAGAGACAATACTGCATCAGGTGATACTTGTTCAAGTGCGCCGGTTTCCGAATCGCGAATGATGATGCTGTTGTCCGAATCAGTTACGCTCACACCGCTACCATCGTCATACGGTACAAGCTTGCCACTGATTACATACACCTTCCGCTCATCCTGCTTCATCGTTGCCCCCTGTATCATGCCGGTATTACGGTTCACACGTGCATCTATTATTGAGTTGCTCTGCTCGATACGACCGTCTATATCATCACGTACACGTTGTATCATGCCGTTATACACCTGCTTGGCATTAATATAATCGATTACGGAAACCTTATCTTCATCATTCCATTGTTCGTTGCCATTCACAAACTCTAATGCGGCAATCGGATTTTCTTCAATCATTGCAAACATGCTCTCATCCACGAGGTCTGCAACCCTTGCACGCTGATACTCATACATGTTCTTTGCATCGTTCATCTCCTGCGAAGAAATGATATTATACCCGTCGAGATAACTGTCATTTGCTTGTTGTACACTTTCGTTTCGGTTGCCGCCACGTGATTGAGCCATAGAAGCAAGGTTAAATCCTCGCAAATTCAACGAGCGTTCCATATAATCCAGAACGGCAGCTTTCTCATTGATGGTAAAATCTTTATCACCGGCAATAAGTTCCACAACTTCACCGATACTCTCATTGGTAGTAAGGTCAAGCATCGCCTTTAATGGCTCCCACACCTCTTTTCCGAGTAATTCATTCACTTTTGCGTCCGCTTTATTTACACCATGCTTCATGGAAGCATAATTTGCAGCAGACAAAGTATGTTTTCCTGCGCCCATTAATCCCATAGAGAGTGCCATGCCTCCCCAAATGTCACCATGGAATTGGTCACTGGCAAACAAATTGGTACGTGTACCGTCCGGATTCTGTTGATAGGCGTCATCAAGATTGAGCATGGTACGCCACAGTTGTCCATAGTATTCTTCCGAAACCTCACCGACATAATCACTCACACCCATTTTGTTGAACATCTGATGAGTTTGTCCCATGATACCGTTCAACGCACTTGCGTCAGCCTTTGAAAGCACTGCGCCGATACGCTTTGCACCTACCACATTGGCTAGTTTGCTCATATTCCCAAGAGTAAAGACCGGATCAAGATGCGCACCGAACATTTCCGAATAATTCTCAATGATGGCATTGGCTTCACTTTGCCAAATGGCATCCCCCCAAGTCTTATCATTGGAAAAATCATAGTTGCCGTTCTCATCAACAACCACATCACCCAGTTTACGGTCAATGATGTCAGTAGTAGTTTTCCCTGCCTGTACTGTATTGGCCATAAGTGGGGCACGTACAAGCAAATCATCTGCAGTTGTACCGAGTGCTTTGATAGTCCAGTCGGTTGCATACCGTCCCAAACCTTTGGCTCCATTCTCTTTGATATAGGACTTGAAACCCTGCTGAGCCATTTTTTCAGCCGTTTCTTTGCCTATGACCTTTGTTGCAAGTCTGGTACTTCCTTTGGAGAAAGAGGACAATCCGTTAAATCCTCCACCTGTCAATACGAAATCCAGCATGAAGGACGGCATATAGCCTGTCATTACACCTGCTCTGTTCCAAAAATCTGCATTTCCGCTGTATCTTTCCTCTGCTTGTTGCTTTTCATGGATTGCGCCCATCATTGCATCATGCGCTTCACGTTCACCCTCTGTGGCATTTTCTTTTTTCAGTTCATCGGCATTCATCATCGTAAATGCGTCACGCATATCACCCATACCGAAATCCCACGTGCGCACATCACCCATAGTGCGACCGAAACCACGCCAAAAGCCTACATCTACACCGTTTTCACGATCTTTCTGTTCTTCAAGGTTCTTAATCAGTTCCTCTGTTTCACGAATGGCTACGGATAACGCACGGTTTTCCTTGTCAGATTGTTGGCGGGGCATATAAGTGGCAGCTCCCAGTATGGCAGCGAGAGGGGCTTTGTTGTTTTCTGTCTCTTCTGCCCATTCCTTGTGTACTTCTGATGCTCTTTCCGCTTGCTTGGCTTTCAACTCCTGCAACCGGAGGTTTGCCTTGCGCAACTGTCCGCCTATGGACATATCGGCAGCTTGGCGGTACTGAAAGCTTTCCATGTCAGCCAATGACTTGCTGTAATAACGATTTCCGGCAGGAGTGAGGAACGTTTTCTCCAACTTCCCACTTTCAGGATTGAATATCATCTTTCCCTCTTTGGTCTGCAAGCCGGGATTTATCCCATATTCCTGCATATTGTCTATGCGTTCGTTGAATGTTTGTGTATGGGATTTCACATCGTTCATAATACGGTCGGTTTCGGTCAACATCGCTACTTTCTCCTTTTCTGTAGGTTGCCATGTCTGTTCATTAGCAGGTGAAATGGGTTCTTCAACCGTTCCGGAAGCACTGTTTCCCGATTGTTGCGATGAGGTTTGTTCCTTTCCAAACCCTATATTGCTTTCAAATTCTTCAAACGGCTCCATATCATAACCATCTTTTACAAGAGCGTCGTAAGCCGCTTTACGTTTGGCTGAATCTAACAGGTTCTTGCGAAAATCTTCTTCGCTCTCCATGTCGTAACCATCAGAAACAAACGTATCATACAGTTTTTTTATCTTATCCTTTTCTTCAGGCATAGTATTTTATTTATGATGTTGGACTTTTCTTTTTATTATCGGCCGTTGGACTTTTTTTCTGTGGCTTAGAAGAATGTCCTTTACCGGGCTTTGTCGTTTCAGATGTCTTGACGGTTTTCCCTCTTCCACTTTTGACCTCGGTGGTCGAAGCCTGAGTTTCTTCGTTCCATGTTCCATTGTCTATGGCGTTCTGACGCATGGCTTCATACGAGTGTGCAAAATGCTTGTTACCATCGCTGTCATACCACGGATATTCTCCGGCCTTTCCACTGCCACCACCTCGGTTGTAATATTCTGCTCTGGCATTGGATGCGGAAGCGGAAGCCTTTGAAGCACCAGCTTTAGCCTTTTCGGTTTCAAGCCTTGCCTTTTCAAGTTCTTCTGCATATTTTGCTTCAATTCCTTTGCGTTTGGCTTCAGCTTCGGATGCTGATATTTTATTGCCTTGCAGTTGGAGATTCAATTCAAACATCTGCCTGTCGCGTTCCTCTTTGGCATCGTTCCGTATGCGGTTATAATCGTCAAGACCAAGCTGCCTTTGCCACTTACGTTCACGGTCATCCCTTTCTTCATCAGCGATTCTTGCCCTCATCAGCCCCTCATAATATTCTTTCTCCTTGCCTTCACGTTCTTTCATCAGCTTGTCATATCTCACTTTGGTACGTTCTGACATGGTATTCTTACCGGTATACATATTTGGAGCGTACTGCGTGGTGAAGAACAAGTTCGAGAGTGCCGATATACCATCACCAATGGCTGCGAATATCTGTTCACGTTTCTGCTTCTTCTTTTCTTTAGCAAGTTCCTCGTCCGTTGGCGGTTTATAGGGATTGAGTTTTTTGTACAATTCAGCGTATGAGAGACTGCCACCGTTCACATCGGCTTGTTTGGCCGGAGGTGCAGCGACCGTTTCAGATTGGGAGCCGGTAACGGCAGGAGCCGCAGCTGCTTGTTGTTCCGTCCATTTCTGTGTACCCTTTGCCGGGGATGATACGGAAGGAGCGTCTTGCTGCTGTTCGTGCCATTCCTTAGAGCCTTTGGGCGGAGGCGTACCACCTCTGTTTCCTAAAATATCATCCATTGTTGCCATATTGAAATAGTTTAGAAAGGCATTTGACTTACCGCGTTAGTTACTCCTTGTACAGCTCCCGATATGGCATTGGCTTTGCCTTGCTCAATGGCGTTAAGTTGTTCCACGAAAGCATTGTCGTTTTGCATATAAGTGGCTTCGATATTGTCCTTACGTGCTTCTGCATCAGCGGCAATCTGTGATGTTGCATCGGCAAGAGCCTTGTTGTTCGCTTCTTTGGCCGCTGCCACACTTTCATCAGTACCGCCCATGACGGCTGCACTACCGGCAGCGGCTTTGTTACGTTGTTTTATACTCTCTTCAGTTTGCGTAAGGATGCGTTGTGCATCAGCCCGCTGAGTGGCATCCTCGTTGTACCGCCTGTCGTACCAGTCCTGATTCTTTTGCCGTTGAGCCTCAACATTACGTTTTGCTTTCTTCATGGCCTTGGATGCCTTGATCCCACCGAAAATGCTGCCTGCAGCACCTATGGCACTTCCTATTAAACCCATAAGACTTTATTTGATTATTAAAAGTTATACCTTGCGTGCGAAAGTAAGCCGTTATCTTCGCATCATCATTTTATCTTTTTACATACAAATCATTATGGCAATAGGAAAAAAGACCGGAGGGCGGCAAAAAGGTACGCCAAACAAAATAACGGCACTGGCAAAAGGGATGATTGAGAAATGGCTTGAAGCGCACAACGCTGTACCCAAAGGAGATGTGACGCCATTAATAATGCAGGACTTCCTGGAACTTGACCCCAAAGACAGGGTGAAAGTGTCGACAGAGTTCATTAAAATCATCATGCCTAAGAATATCAGCATAGACGATGGCGAGGTCAAACTCACCATTGAGGACAAGCTTGTCAAACTTGCCGGAGAAGAAGACGAGGAAGAATAATCTATTACCCTCTACTTTAGATTGTCTTCATGTTAAGGGAACCCCAACCCGAAAAGGGGACGATTTTACTGATTTGCTTTGAAGCGATGTTCGAGAGAATGTCGCTTTTTTCATGTCCGGACCGTAAAATTTCTTCGGAAGAAAAGGGTATTTCTTCGGAAGAAATAGCAATAAATGTACAATTATACCCCATTTCTTCGGATTTCTTCGGAAGATATTGCCTTAATTGTACAGGAAAGGGGTATTTCTTCGGAAAAAACACGCATAAATGTACATTCTTATACAGATTGAATTTTTTATGCGAAAATCAGCTCAAAAGCACCTCAAAAATCTTCTGAAATGGCTGAAATGAGCTATTTTTTGACATAATTTCAGAAAATATTACATTTATTTCTTCAGAAGAAATAACCATAAATGTACAGAAAAGAGGTATTTCTTCGGAGGAAACAGCCATAAATGTACATTTCTTCGGAAGAAAAGGGTATTTCTTCGGAAGAAATAGCAATAAATGTACAATTATATCCCATTTCTTCGGAAGATATACCATAAAATAAATATATATATCTACTACTACATCTACCGCGCGTGCGTGCGCACGTGAAGAAATTTTCGATTTTAGGGCAAGAATAAAAATTGAATAAAAAAGAAAGCCTACAAAGAAAAATACCTTGCAGGCTTATATCATTTCGTGAAGTCACAAAAAAAATCAGAATCCTTTTCCTTTCTGCCGTTGGTACACCACCGTCTGGTCTTTGTCGAGGTTGACGATTTTGAACATCACCATTGAACGGTTCGGAATATCATCCGGCAGCATAGTTACGAGCCGGGCAATCACCTCATCCACATTGTTGAAGCCTACATCGGTCAGTTCCGCCACCTTTTGCCCGTTGTGGTATGCAGCCGCATTCACCATATAGCGGTATGACAAGCGGAAATGCACATCCTCCTGTTTCTGCTCACGTACAGAAGCCTTACCGGAGAAGAAAATGAAATCAATTACTTTCTCGTTCAGTTCCCAAGCAGGGGAGAAGTCAATCTTGATATACCCTCGTGTTACGTTGTGTCCATTGCTATGGTTCATGCCAAACGCCACTTCCGAGATAGAGGCACGTACATCATTCTGAGCTACTGTTCCCCATGTATGCCGGAACGTGTAAGCCGAATACCACTCTTCCTTTGGCATTCCCATAGCCTTGCATAATTGCCTTATCCCACTGTTGACATTGGCGCAAAAACTGTCCGATGTAGTCATGCGCTGATAGAAACTGAACAAACGCTCATCATCTTTTGCCGTGTTCATGTACTTTTCAAATAGCGGCTGGATGATTGCTGGCACCCGCATTTCCATATACGCACCATCCGCACGGAACTTCTTCGTTTTGGCCCGTTGGTAGTGGATAATTCCGTTCCGGTAATCCTGCTTTCTTAGATTGTACAGGTCAATCGTGTTGATTCCTGCAAGGCAAAGCACCATCATAGCAACATCACGCCCGAACTCTGTCTGTGGATATTTCATCTTACTTTCCGGCAGAGGGAATGAAAAGAACTCCCGACATGCTTCGGGGGTAATGGCAAGCTTCTCCGCACGATCAGCCGTTGGTATTTCCACTTTCACCCATGGGTTGACTTTGATACGGATTATACCGTTATCGTAATCGTTGTACTCCAACATGGCGGCTTTAAATACCTGACGCATACAGATTGGATACATTTCCTTTGCCCTATGCGTCTGTTCAAGCGACTTTATCCATTTGTTCACCTGCGTAGAGGTCAACTGAGCGAACATCACTTGGTTGGTTCCGATGAACCGTTCCAGATGTTGTAGGGCAAGCTTGTAGTTCTTGGCATTCCTTTCCTGCCCACGGTCAATCATTCTGTCGATATGCACTCTCGCATAATCCGAAAAACAAATATCGTCATTGCCGTTCGTAAGAAAATCCACCACTTCCTTGACCGTCCAATGTTCAATGTCTTTTTTGTTGAGCCGCTCGTTATATTCCACTATCCGCCCGGCACAATACTGAAGCACGTAGGGGTCTTCGATTTCTTTCGCTCTGGAAAGTTCTTTCTTCGTGACCATCTTGTCGGTCTTCATGAATTGTGTCCCCCTATGGTGGGTAACTCTGATATAAACCGGATAAAATCCGTCCTTGCGTTCTTTTTGAACACACGCTTTAAATGTTGCCATATCGTTCTATGTCTTTATTATGTTATTATTTAAATTTATTCCAAACAGCTTCCAATGTCTTAACTTTCTGTCATATCATCAATTACGGCTCTAAACACGCTCTAAACACCCAACGAAAAGCACAACAACATTCTCTAAACATTTGCGTTTATTACGCTCATTTTCCGTGCGGAATGAACGTACCTTTTAAAAATACAATAGGCGGTAAGCCTTTGTAAATGAAAAGCATACCGCCTATTTTATTGAGTATCAGCTATATCGTGCTATTCCTCTATTGCAGCCTGCGCCGCAGCCAGTCTGGCAATAGGCACGCGGAACGGAGAACAAGACACATAGTTCAAACCAACTTTGTG